CCAAAGCCCTGCACCATGGCACGGGCCACGCAAAGGGCTTGGTTGTGGCCACCAGCCCCTGAAACAGCAGGGCGGCACCTTGCAGCGTACCGCTCAGCCTTCTCACGCAGGCTCAGGTCGCTTACAGGGCGCTGCAACAGGGTTAAGCTGCCTGGGCTAGGGGTAGGCTTCTCGCAAGCCTTACGGACGATATCAGCAGGGCATGGGGCCACGTCGCCGCCAACGGCCTCGTACCTGCCGCCGTCTGGGCGAAAGCTGCCAGCCCCCACCACGTAGCCACCGTCCCCCCGCACGTCCACCTTGGGGCCAAGGCGGCCTGCACTGTTGGGAATTGTGGCACTAGCGCTGTAGTAGAAATGCCATCCGCCCGATGGCGTGCTGACCGCATAGGTGGGCGTTGCCGTCACTTCGTCTGGGACATAATCGCCATCGATATCGATGACAACAATGCCGCTGAACTTGCCCGTGACCACGCCCCAGCCCGTAAAATTTTGCAGGCGCAGCCAAGCATCTACCTGACTCATGTCTTTTGTGTGGCTGCTTAGCCATTTAACCTGCGGCTTTTTGCCATCGTCGCCGCCTACGGGGAAGATGCGCCAGCCTCGGCTAATCAAATCCTCCGCCGCTCTCCTAAGTTCTTCTTTCACAACGACTCCTCAATTACTTGTTGTTTCTTGCTGTAAAATTTATATGGGCACCAGAACTTTTATCGAATACAACAATCATGGAAGGAAAGGGTGCACTGTTGGTTTGCTCTCCAAACTTCAAACGGCCTTTGACAAAACACACAGTTGAAACCACACAGCTATCCAGGCAAAACGTGTGAAACCATTTTGTGTCCGTTCTTGCCGGTATGAGCATCACTACTTTCGTGTTTTCTTTTGCGGCCTCTTCGTGTGCCTTCTTGACCCAGTCAAAGCATTTACTGTATGGCGGGTTTACAAACACAGTCTCCCCAGACCAGCACCTAGACAAACCATCCTCTTCCATAGTGTAGTGCTTGGCGCACTTGGCGTTGTCGTCGGAAGAGGCAGCGTCTAAGGTAAACCCGTGCTCCTTATTCAGTTCGTCAAACAACCATTGTGGCGTTGCCCATTCATCGCTTTTTTTGCTGAACAATACTTGCCTGCTGTGTTCTTTCATGCTGTTTCCTCGATTACGGTGCGGTACTGTTTCCAGCCCTTAAAATTGGCGCTTGGCTCGTCAGTTTCCATGGCCATGGCTTGGTGTTCAAATGGCGACCAATGGCCGTCTTCTTTCAACCGATTGTGTAGCTGCCAGTCCTGGTTGAACGTGCTCTTTTTGCCGTGGTTCATGTAAGAAACCCTGGCAGCCCTCGCCACGCTCTGCGCCATCTGCTGAATGGTTGTTTTGCTTGGGTCTGCATACGGAAAATGCCAGTCCCCGGGGTGCAGGATAACTGGTTCACTGCTGTAGATGGCCTGTTGCATCGCCAGGGCAAGCTTGCCCATCTCATGCTGCGCCCCAGCCCCTGGCAAACGCAACTTGAAAAAGTTTTCCCATTCCGTTGACGTCACCAGCACCTTGGTCCACATAAATGGCTCGATAAGCCGGTTCGCGACTTCTTTGTGGACGCCAAGGTGCTCAAGCCACTCATGGTGCTTGCAGGCATCGTGCAGGGCCTGTCGCCATGCCCGTTCGCTGGCCCCTGCATGGCTTGCATCGAGCGCCTCGCCTCCTTGCATCCCCTTCTGATTGCGTGGCCAAGTAGAGGGAACGTAAGGATTCTCCAACACCTGCGCCCTAAGCGCCTTGAGCGGGATGGCCCTGCTGCTGGCACTGTTGCGCGAAAAACAACGGTGCGTGTTGAGTTGAGCCACCAGCCACTTAGGCATAGTAAGCTCCAGGGTTGTGATACGTGTGGTGCAGATCGAGTCTGCTATGACTTCAGCCTTCATGGTGGTAACACCCGTCCTCGGCAGGTTTAGCCGGCCACTTGCGAAGCCTGTTCTTTTCAAGCTTCGCGTGAATTACTTTTTCGGGCAAAAGCCCAAGATCCTTGATCGCCAACCAGCAACGCTCGGGCAGCCCAACAGGCATACCGCCCAACTGTTCGCATTGCGTGGCCAAGAAGAACACGTCAGCAAGCTCCTCGGCTGCCTCGGCGCATTCCTTTACAAGGTGGTTGCCAGCCCCCTTTAAAGTAGCGTCAGGAAATTGACGGCGCTGCCACTCGTCAATCTCAATCTGCAAGCACTTGAGCAATGCGCTGTCCTCAATACCTAATTCTGGTTTCATGCTTCCACCTCCAAACGTTGTTTCAATGCGGCCAGCATGCGTGCTCTGGTTGCACGCACTGCCTCTTTGCTAACACCCTGACTCTTGGCCACCTCGGTCAGGTCGCCATGGTCTGACGCTGCCAAGCGCACCAGCATGTCTCCCAAGCCAATGCTCTTTGCCGTGTTGCGCTCGGCCAACAGCTTGGCCACCTCACGACGCACAGCGTCAAGCAATCGTGACTGGTCGGGGTCTGGCGACTCGGCTGCCAACTGCAAAATCTGCTCGTCGTCGTCCATGTCTATGTGCTCTGTTTTTTCCCTAGATGCACGTTTGCCCATCGCATAGTGCATCTCCAAATGTTTTTGCTGCATGTGGCCGTCCTTACACAGAAGCCACGTCCAGTTCTTCAGGCTCATTTCTCTTGTGTCGTCGTAAGACCGATAGGCCTCCACGACACGCATGCGCAACTCTTGCGCATATTCGTCGGCCCAGTGCCGGCCCCACTTCTTGGCCAGCTTTGCTACCAGCGGCTCGCAGGCCGCCAGCCATTCAATCTCAGAACGGTATTTCTTCGTCATCGGCCATCCCCTCCTTTTCAAATCCCCAAGCGACTACTCTGGCGTATTTGCCATCCTGCTTGACTCGTATGGTTTTTGGTTCCCGTAGGAACGAAAGCTTGTCTAGTGCGTCTGCTACGGTCGTTGGCGTTACCATCCCCCTAGTGTGAAGCTCCCACCAGCGCTCGGCCATGTGCCTCGCTCTGCCGGTATGCTCTAGGCAAATAAACTCGCTTGCAACCGGTTGAATGCTTTTACGGTTAAAGTAATCGACGCGCAACATTTTTTGCTCAGTTCGTTGAGAAAAATATTCGCAAATTTTTCTTTCATCGATTTCAATGACTTGCGGCTGCTTGCTGATAATGTCCAGGCTTGACGCTTCAGCGTTGGCCTTGCGTGTTTTGGTTGGTGGCGGGAACTCATGCCCACAATGCTCACACAACCGCTTGCTGACAAACACTTCAGCGTAACACGACGGGCACACCTTTAGCGGCACATTCCGATCACTACTCGGCTGCGGTGTCTTTATGCGGATGTCGTCGATGGGGCCATGGCGTGCCGTGTTGCCGCCGTAGTCAAAAACTAGGCAGTCCTTTTTCCCCGGGGCGATTCTCATGCCACGGCCCACTGCCTGCACCCACAGCGAGGCAGACTGTGTTGCTCGAACTATGAAGAGGGCGTCGGTGTGCGGGGCGTCAAAGCCGGTTGTGAGCACGTCACAATTGACAAGGCATCGCAAGCTGCCATCCTTGTAGGCTTTCAGAGTCTTCGCGCGTTCGCCTGACGGGGTTTCGCCTGTCACCATCTCTGTGGGGATGCCATTGATTCGCAGCGCATTGCGCAAGTGTGCGGCATGCTGGACGCCGCAAGCGAACACCAGACAGTGTTGGCGCTTGCTGGCGATGAGGTCTGCGATTACGGCGTCCTCGATGGCATCTACGTCTGCCGCCAGCTCCAGTTCCTTCGACACATAATCGCCGCCACTGGTGCGGACGCCGGCTAGGTCAATGGCTGCGCTTGCTTTGCCTGGGAACATTGGAGATAGGAAGCCCTCGGCAATCAAGCGCTTCACGTCGATACGGTAGGTGATCGCATCAAACAGCCTGTCCTTACCTTGTGTCAGCATACCTTGGCCAAGCCGGTAGGGTGTGGCGCTTAGGCCCAAAATGCGAATGTGCGGGTTTTTGTCCCTAAGCGCACTGATAAGCTTACCATATTGTCCATTGCTTTTCGGGCTTACCAGATGCGCCTCGTCGATGATGAGCACGTCAATGTGCCCCAACACGGCAGGTTTGCGGTACAAGCTCTGCACGCCACCCACCGTGACCTTGCGAATCTGCCGCTTGCCCAGCCCTGCGCTATAGATGCCTACATCTGCTTGGGGCCACACACGCCGGATGGCCTCGGCATCTTGGGCAATAAGCTCCTTGCGATGCGTGATGACAGCCACCCTGCCGTTATGTTCGCCAGCCACCCATTGACACACTGCGCCAAGGATTGCGGACTTGCCGCTGCCGGTAGGGGCTTCGATTAATTGGTTGCCGCCACCGCCAGCCCAGTAGGCTTTAATTTTGGCAACGGCCTCTTCTTGGTACCATCTCAGTTTCATATCTTATATTTAGAGGTCATTCGCAAAAAACGCAACCGGCCAGTTGACATTTTGTGTAAGTGCCTCCTATTTAAACAGCAGGAGGTGACGGATGAAAATCGTCAATTTACAGGAGCGTCTGCAAGAAGCCACACTAAACATTGTGGTTTACGGGCAGGCAGGGGCTGGCAAGACCAGCCTGATTAAAACTTTGCCAGGGCGTGTTCTGGTTGTCAGTGCGGAAGCAGGCTTGCTGTCCCTGCGTGGCTTCGATGCCGATGTGGCAGAGGTGGCCACGGTGGACGACTTGCGTGCAGTGCATGGTGTGCTTGCCAAGGGCGGCCATGGCTATGACTGGGTCGCTGTCGACAGTCTAAGCGAAATTGCGGAGTTGGTGCTGGCCGCTGAGAAAGCCAAAACACCAGACCCTCGCAAGGCTTACGGCTTGTTGGTGGACCAGATGATGGCTGTCTGCCGTGCATTTCGTGAGCTGCCTATCAACGTCTATATGTCGGCCAAGGCGGAGCGCGTGAAGGACGAGGGCACAGGCAGGCTCATGGAGGTGCTGTCTATGCCCGGGGCCAAGCTATCCAACCAAATTCCGTATTTGTTCGATGAGATCTTTAGGCTGGCGGTAGGCAAAGACCGTGACAGCGGAGAGATCATTCGGATGCTGCAAACAGCACCGGAGCCTACGTCAGACGCCAAGGACCGTAGTGGCCGCTTGGAACAATATGAACCCGCCGACCTCGGAGCCGTGGTCAGCAAAATCAAAGGAGAGTGAGCATGTTCGCAGATAATGAAAATGATTTTGACTTTGGCAGCCTGAACCTTGAGGAGGTCACGCTCGAAGATTACAGCAATATCCCTGACGGGGAGTACAACGTGATTATCGAGTCGGCAGAGGCCAAGCCGCACGCCGATGGCCACGGCAAACGTCTGAGCTTTAAGGTGCGGTTGCTGGATGGCCAGTACCGTGGGCGCACGCTGTACGATGGCTTGTCTGTTGTTCACCGT